GAGAAGGGTTTGCTGATGGTCCTGATGTTTTACTAAAGGGTAAAAAAGCAGTTTTACATTTAAAGAAAAAACTTGACCCTTGGTCTCCACTAATGTCTAAAAAAAATAAAGGATCAAAACGATATTATTTTGGACCTGAAAAAATAAAATATATAAAAAATATTTTAAGTCCAAAATTATTAAAGGAGATTTTACAGTATAAAGATAATCCTTTTTATAGAGTAAGTATAAAACCTTTGGCTAAAAAATTTAAGGTTCTTGAGGCAGATATTATAAAAGCTTTAGTTGATAATATTTTACCTAAACATCCTAATTTAACTTTACAAACTCACGGTGGTTCTGGAGGAGGTGTTGATCCAATTAGATATAAAAAACTTACATCGTATTTTATGAAACATCATAAAACTAAAACTATAACTCAAATGGCTAGAGACCTGTCTTTAACTACAAAAGGCTATGGAGATTTTAATAAAATTTTTGATTCTTTGAGAGCAATTAAAAAAAAGGCTGTTAATCTAAAATATGTAAAACCAAGACAGTTAGCCAAATATTCTATGCAAGAACAAGGTCTTACTCCAAGATATTCAGATTATATAGAGATGGTTGAAAAAAAAGACGCTTTAAAAAAATTAGACCCTCGATTAAAAAATATAAACTTAAGTACTCTAGATAGTGGATTAAAGAAAAATATTAACTTAGATGTAATAGAAAAAAGTATTAATCCCAAACTAAAACCTTTGAATCCTAATTCTAAAGAGTTCTATACTTCCAAAAAAGGAGTGGGTGTTTTTCCTAGTTATGAACATACTCAAGGAATTAGACCTGGACTTATAACTCAAGATCCATCTGCACTCACAAAAGTAAGGCCTAGTACTAAAGACATTAATTTTAGGGTTTTAGGACCTCGAGAAAAAGGCGGTGCATGGAGTAAGATTAAAAGTTTTTTAGAAGAAGCTAGAAATAATTTAAAACAAAAAGATAATGTTGGAGTAAAGAATGCTTTGAATAAAGTAAATGCGGTTTATGATGACGTTTATGAATTATTACAAAAAAAGAATCCTGGTTATAAAAGAAAAATTTTACCTTTTTATAAATTAATTAATAACAAAATTACTGAAGTAAATGTAAAAGATAATTTTGGTAAACCTCAAGCTTTGATTAACTCTTATAAAACCTATTTAAATGACGCTGCAGCTACAGCCAGTAAAACAGATTTAAAAAAAATTGATAAAGTTCAACCTAATCTTTCTAAGGCTATTAGATTAATTCAAGCAGGAAAAGTTAAAGAAGCAAACGCATTTATTAAAATGCGAATGCCCAAAGTTACAAGCGGTGAATTTTTTTCATTTAGTGGATTTATGGATCCAAGAATGATTATGCCTGATATTACTTTATCTCCCCAACTTTCTAAAGTATTAAGTAAAGCAGGTTCAGTATTAAAAGGAGCAGGAGTTATAGCTACTCCATTAAATCTTATTCCGTATGCTCAAGAAATTGATCGAGGAATGGGAATGAGATCTATAGATACTGGTACAGCAAGACTACTGGAAGATTTTGTTAATATGCCTAAATATGTAACTCAATTAGCAGGGATGCTTTTGAAAAAAGATTGGGATCTTCCATACGAGGCTAAATTTGGTCGTATGTATGCAGATTGGGTAGCTAAAGGAATTCCATTGAAAGAGAGAATTAAAAGAATTGAAGAATTAGGAACACAAACCTTAGATGACGAAAGTATTGAAGGTTTATCAGAATATACAGAAAAGAAATTTGGAACTAGTAGTGCTATCGAAGGGGAAAGAGGATACTCACCAGAACGAACAGCGATGCTTAAAGAAAAAGCTTCAAAACCTTTATTACCAGAAAGAGGTGACTTGGAAATTAAAGAAACTGAAAATGTTTGGGGAACACAGATTCCAATGAAAAGTATTACTGAAGGATTTTCTAGAGATGAGTTTCTGGCGAAAGGTGGCCGTGTTGGATTTTCCGAAGGATCAAAGAGTTCTAATGAGATTTTAGAAGCAATTAAAAAAGAAGCTTTTGAATTAGAAAATAATTGGAACACTGAAAAAAATTGGTGGGAAAATTTAGCAGATGTTGTTGATGTCAGAAACTTTCCTTATTATGCAGATAGAGCAATGAAAGGTGTTTCTAACGTTGCAGAAGTTTCAGCTAAACTTCCTTTTGTTGCAGGAGAACTTATTTCAGACTTAATTCAAAAACCAGGATTTAAAAGAGTAGAACGTGAAACGAGTGATGATGAACTGTCAGAATTATTTATGCAACAGACAGGGCAAGATTATAGATTAAAACCAACTGATGTCTGGGGCAAAGCTTGGGATAATCTGATGCCAGGAACATTTTCAGAAAAACTTGGATTAGATTCTTTAATTTCTGATGAAGAATTAAGAATGCAAGAACAAGGAATGTCACAGTGGCCTCAAATTGCAGGATCAAATATAGAACTAGGAGTAGATGTAACTTTACCATGGGGATATATTGGTGCAGCTAGAAAAGCAAAACAATTAGAAAAAGTAATTGGTAAATATATTGTACCGGGAGCAAATGTTGATAAAAAAGTAAGTGATCTATTAACAGATAAAGGAATGGGTCGAAGAGACTTTATGAAGATAGCTGGAAGTATGGGAGTTATTGGTGCATTAAAAGCTTTAGGATTAGATAAATTATTAAAAGGTGTTACGCGTAACCCGATTCCTGGTCCAATTAAAATGTTGGAAAGATCAACTACTAAGATGCCGCTATGGTTTCCAAAGTTTATAGATAAGGTAAATGATAAAATGACTTATAGAGGTGATGGTATGTGGGACTTTACAGGTACTGATGATTTCCTTCCAGGGTTTCATATAGAAAGAGTTGGTGATGATTATTATATCAGTGGTAAAAATCAGTACGAGCAAGATTTCCAAATTACATATGAGTCTCCTAAATGGGAAGGTGATGCAGATGGATCATATTATAACAGCGGAGAATTTATAGTTGAAGATTCTGTTCCAGTTGGACGTAATCCTGAAGACGTAGATTTTGATGGTGAAGTAGTAGAAGATCTTCATGACGTTTTAGGTGGCACTAAAGGAATGGAAGAAATTGCTAAAGGCGAAAAAATTGATGAATTGACCAAAGGAGAAAATGCAGTAATAGAAGCTGAAGTAAAATCAGAGCAAGCTTATGATATAGCAAAAGATGAAGGGTATTTTGATGAAGTCGAATAAAATGATTAAACCAAAGAGATTAACTAAGACAATTCCTCCTTTAAAAGGACCAGTTCCTCAAGGATTGCCTTATGGGAGAAAACCTGTTATACAAACGAGTGGATTAAATAATGGCAGAAAAACAAGAAGATAAAAAATTTTCGCCTATGGATAAGGCGCTACCTAATATTCAAAATTTGGATATTGATAGAGATGATGCTGCGCCTGAAATAGACGTTGCTGTTGATGAACAAATTACAACAGAAGGACCAGCAGTTACAGAATTAGCTGATGGTGGAGTAGAAGTTAATTTTGATCCAAATGAAATAGCACCAGGAAATCCTGATGATCATCATGCTAACTTAGCAGATTTACTTCCTGATAATATTTTAGGACCTTTGGCATCTGATCTATATGAAAAACATATGGACTATAAAATGTCCAGAAAAGATTGGGAGAATACTTATATTGAAGGGCTTGACTTACTTGGATTTAAGTATCAACAAAGAACACAACCATTTCAAGGAGCTTCAGGTGCAACCCACCCAGTATTAGCAGAAGCAGTCACACAATTTCAAGCACAAGCTTATAAAGAATTACTACCAGCAGATGGACCTGTAAGAACTCAAATTTTAGGAGTTCCTAATCCACAAAAAGATCAACAATCAAAACGTGTTAAAAATTATATGAACTATGTTTTGATGAATGAAATGGAAGGTTATGATGAAGATTTTGATAAAATGTTATTTTATCTTCCACTAGCTGGTTCAACATTTAAAAAAGTTTTTTATGATTCAGTTAAACAAAAAGCTGTTTCTCAATTTGTCCAAGCAGATGATTTATTAGTTCCTTATAGTGCAACTAATATTGAAGATGCTGAATGTGTTATTCACGTGTTAAAAATGTCTGGTAATGAAATTAAGAAACAACAATATGCAGGATTTTATAGAGATGTAGAATTAGGATCACCACAAATGTGGGAAGATCCTTTAAAACAAAAAGAAAGAGAATTAGATGGGCAGAAGAAAACTAAACCTGAAGATATTTACACTCTGTTTGAGTGTCATACAAATTTGGACCTGGAGGGCTTCGAAGACATTAATCCACAAACTGGAGAACCTACAGGTATCAAACTACCTTATATCGTAACCATCGATGCAGGTAGCCGTACAGTTCTTTCTATTAGAAGGAACTATGCGCCCAACGATCCGACTAAAAAGAAAACCAAATATTTTGTCCATTTCAAATTTCTGCCTGGACTTGGTTTTTATGGCTTCGGATTAATACACATGATTGGCGGATTGAGCAGAACTGCAACAGTTGCTCTCCGCCAATTATTAGATGCTGGTACACTATCTAATTTACCAGCTGGATTTAAAATGAGAGGTATCAGAATTAGAGATGATGCCGCTCCTTTACAACCAGGAGAATGGAGAGACGTTGATGCTCCTGGTGGAAGTTTAAAAGATTCATTTATGAATTTGCCGTACAAAGAACCTTCTCCAGTTCTTTTTCAATTACTTGGAACAGTAGTAGCGGCAGGACAAAGATTTGCATCCATTGCTGATATGCAAGTTGGTGATGGAAACCAAAGCGCTGCAGTTGGAACAACTGTAGCTTTATTAGAACGAGGCTCTAGAGTTATGAGTGCAATCCATAAAAGATTGTATTCTTCTCTTAAAGAAGAGTTTCAATTACTTGCAAACATTTTTGCTACTTCTCTACCACCAGAATATCCTTACGATGTTGTGGGTGCACAGAGAACTATCAAGGCAGCTGACTTTGACGCTAGGGTTGATATACTTCCTGTTGCGGACCCGAATATATTTTCACAAACGCAACGAATAAGCATGGCGCAAACTGAATTACAGTTGGCTATGTCTAACCCACAAATGCACAACTTATATGAAGCATATAGAACTATGTATACAGCATTAGGGGTGAAAGATATCGATAGAGTCTTACCACCACCTAAACCACCTATGCCGAAAGATCCGGCGTTAGAGCACATTGATGCTTTAGCAATGAAACCTTTCCAAGCATACATTGGTCAAGATCATAGAGCACACATTAGTGCACACTTACATTTTATGGCTTTAAACATGGTTCGTAATAATCCTACCGTCATGGCTGCAATGGAAAAAAATATTTTAGAACACATTTCTTTAATGTCACAAGAACAAGTTCAAATGGAATTTAAAGAAGAGTTTGCTAAGATTCAACAAATTCAACAAATGATGCAACAGAATCCACAAGCACAGCAACAGTTAGAACCTATTATGGTAGAACTAACTCAAAAGATAGAAGCTAGAAAAGCTATTTTGATTGCTGAGTATATGGAAGAGTTCATGAAGGAAGAGAAAACTATTACTTCTCAATTTGATCACGATCCATTATTAAAATTAAAAGCTAGAGAAGTTGACTTAAAAGCTATGGATACTGTAAGAAAACAAGAAGAAATGGAACAAAGAAAAGCAGTAGAACAAGCTAAAATACTATCTAGAGAAGGTATTGAAGGAGAGAAGCTTGATCAAAACGAAGAATTAGCTATAATGAGAGCTGATACATCTTTAACTAAACAACATATGGCGGATGTTACTAAAATGGACATTGCTCATTTAAAACGTAAAGATGTTAAAACCCTAAAAGGTCCAAAATCTTAGGAGGATACATGGCAAAGAACGGTAAAGA